AAAAGAATGCCGGCTATGTGAACCCGAACCAGGTGGTGTACAGCGCCCAGTTGGGGTCGGACATCGGCGACTGGGATTTCAACTGGGTCGGCCTCGAGGACGCCGACGGAATCTTGTTCGCTGCGTCTTCGGTGCCCCTGCAGCAAAAGCGCAGAAACATTCCGCCGGAGCAGATCGGCAACAACGTCACCCGCAACTTTCTGGTGGCCTTTGACGGTGCGATGCAGCTCACCGGCGTGATGATCGATGCCAGCACTTGGCAGCATGATTTCACCGTGCGCCTTGCCGGCATCGACGAGCGCGAGCGCCTGAGCAATCGCAATCTCTACGGACGAGCGTTCTTTTTCAGTGATTCGCTGATGTTCGAAAAAGCGGAGACCGGCTACCAGATCAACGGTGGTACAGCCTACATCGAGGGCATCCGCGTGGCGATCGCGAAGGCAGAGGCCGTCCAAGAAGTAATCCCAGTAGGCAAGATCTGGTTAGACGTTTGCCTCGAGCGCCAGTTGAACGATCGGGTGGCTGCGTGGAAAGTGGTGTTCGGTGAACAGGACGACTATACCGACGCCGCTGGTGTGCGCCATTACTGTGTACCACTCGCCGATTTCGTATCGCCAACCAACATCGTGGACTTGCGCGATGCCGAGCCCGTCGGCGGTGCGTTGATCAAATACCTCGCTTCTCGTACCGGTGACTATCCGTTACTGCGCGCCCGGGCCACGACCAAAGCAGACGTCGGACTCGGCAACCTGCCCAACGCAATCAGCGACGATCCGGCCACCAACAGCAGCCAGATCGTGGCGTCTACGGCCGCGCTGAACAAACTGCAGAAACAAGTCGGGGATTCTATGACCGGCATGGTGGCGGGCTTCGCCATTTCTTGGGCGCCCGAAGGATGGCTGAAGTGCAACGGTGCGGCGGTATCACGCACAACCTATGCGCGTCTGTTTGCATTGCTCGGCGCGCACTACGGCGCTGGCGATGGATCAACGACTTTCAATCTGCCCGACATGCGCGGTTTGTTCCCAAGAGGTTGGGACGACGGTCGCGGCCTTGATCCGGGGCGAGCGTTAGGCGCTTATCAGGACATGCTGATTCAATCCCACAACCACGGCGCTTCAGCCGGTGAAGTCGGCAACCATCTACACGCCGCATGGACGGATGCGCAAGGCGAGCACAGTCACGCTGCCTGGACCGATGTGCAGGGAAACCACCAACACACCGCCCCACGAGCGCAAAACAATAACGTAGGTGGCGGCAGTCCTAACTTCACGACAGCAAACCTGCAGAACGGCACCACGGCTCCGACAGATTGGGCGGGTGCTCACTCCCACAACGTTGGTATAGGCGCTGCCGGCGCCCACGGCCATAACGTGGGCATCGACTGGGCCGGTGCTCACAGCCATGCCATTTCTGTTGCCGCAGCCGGCGGCGCCGAGCCGCGCCCTCGAAACCTGTCTCTCCTTTTCTGCATCAAGTATTGAGTTCGAGCATGACTGAAAAAATCGTGTACCAAACTGACCACCTTGGCATTTTCATTGGAGCCGTAACGGCTGATGAATCTCCGCTGGAGCCGGGCGTGTATCTGGTTCCTGGTGGTTGCGTCGAAGTGAAGCCGCCTGAAGTACCGGAGCAAAAAGCTGCATGGTGGAACGGCAAGTCCTGGCAGTTGGTGGATTACTTCGGCGGCGTCGTGGTGTACAGCATCGTCACCGGCGAGCCGCGAACGTTGGAAGGTTTCGAAGCGGTGCCAACGGGTTACACCATGAAAAAGCCCGGAGCGAATCAGGTCTGGAAAGATGGCGGGTGGGTCGACGATATCGAAGCGGTTCTGGCCGCGCTGCGTGATGAAAAACTGCAGGCGATCGTCACCGGCTGCGCCGCCTACATCGCCGGCGGTTTTACTTCCAGCGCATTGGGCGAGCCGTACCGCTACAGCAGCGCCATCGATGACCAGGTCAATCTCAACGGCCAGGTGCTGCTGGGTCTCGACGACGTCTATCCGTGCTATGACATCGATCAGGTGCTGGCCTTCCGGCCGCACACCATCGCCCAGTTGCAGCAAGTCAGCCTTGATCTCGTCCGCTTCCGACAAGCCGCCCAGCAGCACGCCGAGGCGTTACGTCTGGCTGTGGAAAAAGCACAAAAAGACAAAAGCCTCAAAGCGATGAAAGCCATCCGCTGGACGGCACCGGCATGACATGGGCACCAGTGGCCATGCGTTGGCCAGAGCAGGCCACTCAGTGGCTGGGCGGGCTGTCAGCAGCCAAAGATCTGGCGGGCGGCGAACTGGCCAGCACCGCCCAGCGCCTGGCGAGTCTGAGTGGGCTGGCTAACACCAACCCGGGACCGGTCGGTGATATGGCCAAAAGCGTGATCGCGGCCGGTCGCAAGGCGCTGGCCGAGCAAATGGGTCAGGTGCCGGCGTGCCTTGTGGTGACGCCGTTTCAAAACGGTGTGGGGCAGGGCGCGGGCTATCAGCGATTTCTGTCAGCGCCGAATGCGCTGGAACATCTCGCCAAAAAACTCGAAGACGCCAGCGACAGCGGGCGCCCGAGCGGGCCGCAGTACGCACTGTCGATCCTGTTTTTGGCGACACGCCTTGAGCAACTGGCCAGCAGCTTGGCGCGGTTCAATGCTTTGCTGCCGATCCCTGACCTGGTACGAACCGAGCGCCGTGCGCAACACCTGGTGAAATTGGAAATCGAAAAGTGGGAGATCCCCGGCGCCGGCACGCTTCCACGCTGGCAGGGTTTGCCGCTGGAGCGTTGCACGGTGTTGAAAGCTGCCAAGCAGTCAATGGCGGGGCAATTGGCGATGCTGGAAGGCTACGCGGCCGACAGCTCGCCACTGGCCGATCTGGCAGCGCTGGCAGCACGTAAAAACGCCCAGCAACAGGGACGGGACAAGCAACTGGCTGACCTGAAAGATTTGTTGGCTGGGGGCAACCCTGAGGTGAGCATGCGCGCGCGAATGATCGGCCCAGGCACCGCCGGCGAATTGCGCCGCGAACTGCTGGCCGGCGATGCGCCTGGTCACGAATGGATTCAATGCGCCGGCCTGTTGCTGGTGGGTAGCAAAGAAGGGCTGAGTTTCGTGCAGGAGCTGGTCGGCCTATGACGCTGCTACTCGACGGGCAAAAAGTCCAAGGCAAGAACCTCAAGGTCACGGCCAATCTGCGCATCGAAAGCGGCGACATGTCCGGACAGACGAGCAACACCGACAAGGCTCACAAAGGGTTCAAGCCCAAGACGCTGGCTGTTTCGCTGATGATTCCCTTCGCGGATAAAACCCAGCTCACGGAACTGCTGCGTTTGGCTGAATCCACCGCCGGCGGTGGTCAGCTCCATCTGTACCGGATTGTGAACGATACAGCCGAGGCCTTCGGTGTGCGCCAAGTGGAGTTCTCCGACGGTGTCAGCGCTCGGGAGGCGGACACGCTGAAAGCATGGCTGGTGCAATTCACCCTGAGCGAACGTGAATCGAACCCGGAGAAAGTCGAAGGCCGGCGCGCCGGCAACAAGGTCACCGCGCAAGGCGCTCCCGGCAGCTCAGTCGGTGACGCCGGAACCGGCAACGGTGAATCAACCGGTAACGATCCCTCCCTGAGCGGTTTCGAAAAAGTGCTCGGGCGTGTGGACAAGTGGCTGGGCGGGAGTGAGCCTGCGTGAAACTGCACAAGATACTTTCGATCAATGGCGCGCCGATCGCACTGGTCAAGGAGGACGTGCGGTTAGACGCCACCAGCCCCGGCCGGGCGAACTTTACGGTTCAATCCTCGGTGCCGCTCAAAGGGCTCGTGACACTGGATATCGGCTACAACGAAGGCACGCTGCAACGCCACTTCATCGGCCACGTCGAGCGCTGCACCGCTGCCAACGCGGTAGAGCAAGTGCTGTTCTGTCGCGAATTGGCCGCTGTACTGGCCAATCCGTTGCCGCTGAATCTGCGCCATGTTGACCTACGCGCCGTGCTGGCCGAGGTCAGCGTACAAACCGGATTGCGGTTTCGTGTTCCTGATAGCCCTTATGCCAGCGTGAAGGCGCCGTATTTCTACAGCCTCGCCGCCGGCTACCAGGCGATGGACAGCTTGGCTCGAGTGTTCAGCATTCCCGACTTCACCTGGCACCAGCTCGGCAACGGGGAAGTGTTCGCCGGCAGTTGGGCCGATAGTTTTTTCGGCGCACGTGCGCCGCTGCAGATCCCCACGGAGCTGTTTGACGGCTACCAGGGCAACCAGAGCGCGATGGTCGCGGCCCTTCCAGGGTTGCGACCAGGTGCAACGATCAACAACGGCGAGCGCATCACCACGGTGGCACTCGCCAATGACCAGATGGCCATCCGATGGACGACGCAATCCGCCGCGCTGTAGAGCGCCAATTCCCCGAGCTCACCGGTGGCTATCACTTGCCACGATTTGCCCGAGTTGTCGCCGTGGCCGATGCGCCGGCGGACGCCGGACTGTGCGACGACTTCCGCCCGCGCTATGCCGTGGATATTGAAGTGCTCGGCGCCGACGACGAGCCAGACCCAGCCATGCCGCCGCTCACTGGCGTTCCATTGCCGCTGCCCACAGGTGGCGAGGAAATGGGCATCTATGCATTCCCGGAGGAGGGCACGCGGGTCGTGGTGTGCTTTGCGTATGGACTGCCGAACAAGCCCTACATCCAATCTATCTTGCCACATGGCCTGAGCATGCCGAAGGTTCCGAAAGGTGATCAGGTTTGGCAGCACAGCGAAGCCGTCCAGCAGCGCGTCGACGCCGACGGCAACTGGTTACGTCTGACCGATGGCAAGATCCGGGATCAGGCGATCGAGCGCGAAGTTGAAGCCCTGAACAATCGAGAGCAGTTCCAGAGCCACACGCAGACGATCGATGACCACTCGACCGAATCTGTGGGTGGTGTGAAGGCAATCGAGGCGCTGGGCGCGCTCAAGCTTTTGTCGGGCGGGTCTGCGAGCCTGGCGGCGGTGGACGATCTGCACCAGGCGACCGGTCGTGATCTCAATTTGGTTGTAGGGCAGAAGCACAACGCCACGGTGGGCGGCGACATGCAAGAACGGATTGAGGGCTTACGTCAAAGCGTGGCGGGAGTTAGTCAGCGTATGCAAGCGCCGAAAACTTGGATCGGTTCAAAGGATGTAAACCTATTCATAATCGTGTGTGAGACGCTCGATCTACTGCAGGAGATGAACAGTCAACTTGCTGCGCACACACATGGGCCGACACCCCCGCCGGGGAATGCTAGTGCGTTCACAGCAGCAGCAGTTACCGCGTTTCAGCTCGGAGCGAAATTACAACCAATAACGGAACAATAGCTGTGATGGAAAGCTGACCGGCTACGGCCCAGAAAGAATGTATATCAGAGGCCAATGGCCGGCAATGGTCATTAGCTGATCACGTGCCGGCAAATTTGGTTAAGAAGCGGTGGTGTAATTATACCGTGTTATCTGTAATTCCCCGCGCAACTTTCCATCGCTCCCAATAAATAGTGCCTTTCATGACTTTGTTGTCAATAAAATCTATAACTTCGCAATACATATTGCGGATTTCCTCAATTGAAGCGAAGCTGACTAGCCGACTTTGAGTCCAACGACATAGAGCATCGATTTGACTTGAAGATGATTCAACTAAAACTCCGTCACTCTTAGTTTTGCCAAGAAATAAGAGCGGAAGGAGTATATAATCCTTGCCTAAAACTAAGTCGGGAAATAGTTTTTTCGCTCTGAGCGTTGTGTCGTGCTTCAGCTTGAGCAAGCCAAAAATATCCTGTACGCCGAGTATGTATCTTCGGTTGCCAAGCCGGAGTGTCATTGCTTCTGCTAGTGAGGTTGCTAATGCGCTAGAATCCCAAAGCTCTTGGGGCTCTTTTTTAAATCTATAATGGTTGCGGAACTTTGCACGTTCATTTCTTTCGCGCTGATGTCGACCACCAAATGTCTCAGGGCCGATAAAAGGAGAAGATTTTTCATATACTCTAGGGGAGCCAACAATTTTTATTGTGTTCCCAGGAGTCTTAATCCATTCTGTCAATATTATACTTAGTGTACGACCGAATCCTGAGTTCTCTATGAATAAATCATAGTCTTTACTGGGTGTCTCTTGGCTTTCCTGCTTTATTCCGACCGTCCAATCTCGTAGCTGAAAAAGATCTCGATAAGTTTTTTTGTCATTCGCTATTCCGCAATCGAGCCATGCGTCATCGAGTAACTTGGATAAATCAATCCATTTGCCCTGAAAGACAAGTGCCATGCTTTTAAGAAAATGTGAATAAGTTGCGCGCTCATCCACGCTCGAAAGAAGGTCGCAATCCTCGGGATTATTCAAATCCTCCTCCACCGCACGTTGCAGGCATTCCAGCACAGTTTCCTCAATTAAATCCCGTGCACCTGATGATGCTTTGTCACGGTTAAAATTAAGCCATTTGCCTGCTTTGCCGGACATTAAATCAATAGCGATGAAGATATTTGGAAAATATATATCCTTTGTTTCAAAAGATTGTCCGCGATAGAGCGTGGTGATCGATCGGGCGAGGTGGGCATCCAAAGACGGCCGATACATGATTTTTGCTTCTGCATGCTCGGTTTTTATAAATTTCCACTTTTCAGCTTCGAATTCGCCTTCCCAGTCTGTATCGCCATTTTTAAATTCGAATTTTTCATCTAAGGTAGTCATGCCCCCTTGGATGGGAACGAGTGAATGTTCGCCAAATTTTACTATTTCATCTGCAAGTTTAGCAGCCTCATACGGAAAACTGTCATCAAGCACAGGGTCCATCATGTTGACTAATCGTGCAGAAATTGACTCGTCGTTTCTGTCATCCGACCATCTTTCAGAAAATATATCCAGTTCAAATGTAAGCTTGAAAGTCGTGCCGTATGGAAAAGATATGTCATCAGCTAGCCTGCGGAGAACGACCATGCCCTCTTCCGGGCCTGTAGGGCTGAACATTTTTATATCGAAGATTTCGTTGGTTAAGAGGCTTTTTGTTAAAATAGATATTTCGTTGCAGAGCATAAAAACGCTCTGCATGCCTATGCCAAATGTCCCCGATGGCTTCATCCACTCTGGCATCTGATTTATTTCAAATTGGCGTGTTTTGTTATTTTGTGATCCGCCTATTTTTAACATGTATTCAAGATCAGTTCGGCTGATACCTGTTCCTTCATCACGGATCGTAAGCGTCCATAAAGTCTTTTTTTTCAGCTCGCTATTTACGCGAGTTACTTCCACTAGATCAGACGAGATGATAAATTTCCCAAATAGTTCCTTCAATTCCGTTGTGCTGGGGGATTTCCAAAATTCTGCGTTATATTTCTTTCGATTCATCAGCCAGACTCGCAATAGCGTGGCATCTACAGCGTTTTGCAGAACTTCTCTAACACAAGCAAATTTACTTTCATACAAGTTGTTCCCTTGAAGTAGTTCGATCGCCTGGTTTATATCAACAGTGAAGGCAGGTCGCTCCCCATCCTTCAAAATTTGTAAGTTTCCACCAAGTCGGACGGAAATTGGCCCAAGCATAGGTAGTAGACCAAGCTCTCGGTTCGGAACGATGTCCTGCCAATGAGCCATTTGGTCCTGAACTTCTTTTTTTAGCCAGTCGAACCAACGGAAAGTTTCTAGATATCCTTCGATAGTCTCGCACTCAGCAGTTACCTCTATCCGCTCTTGATCTATCCTTAAGTGACGCATCCCTGCGTGCTTGTCCTCATGGGCTTTGCTGGTTTTTGATCTTCCATCACCGGCTATTCTCTGCATGACAGGACAAAATCTATTATCATCCAAGTCCAGAAGATCTCCCATGCGGAGCAGGCAAGCGACAAATCTTGGATGGCAGTCATCTTGTGCCAAGCCGGCCTCACGGAAAGGTAATCCTCCGTTCGCCACAAGCTCATTGAAAGATGCGCCATGCATTTGACAAATTTTACCCAAGAGCTTGAAGAGACGAGCTGGAATTAGTTCTGTTCGAGGCGAACTGATTCCAATAGTAGTCATTGGCGCGCGTACAATTTGCTCGGCGCGAACAGGATGTTTTCTTCTAAACCACTCAGCCATGAAGTCGCGAAACTTCGATACCATCTCTAAGGGAGTATTGAATTCGAAGATTAAAGTTGGGTCAGTTTTTACGGCAAGGGCGCATGCTAACGAATATAGCTCATGATTTGGCTGCTCACGTATAGATCGAGCAAACTCCTGAAACTCGGGGTCATCAATTGCTTGTTGTAAGTCATCGTGTGGAACAACCATTCCGATATCATGCCAATAGGCAGACTCAAGAATTAACCAAGTATCAGTTGCTGTGAGTAATTTTATATTGCTACCAAGCAGTCGCTCGATGTTGACAAGTATTTGTTTGCTGTGCGATTCATCGTGCCGGCTATAGTGAGGAAACAAACTACCGATTGTTTGCAGTGCTTTAGGAATTAATTTTTCATCGAAATCCCATTGACTATAAAGCGAGCGAAGAGCTGAGTGTTCTTCTGCTTTCATTTTCAAATGTTTTACAAGCAAATCGGCCATGGCTGTGCTCACTGTCCTTGATTTTCGACGTCGCAATGAAGCTGTTAATTTGTTTTTATTGGTGCATTTCGTCCGTTGATCATGCCACAAACACCGTATTGCCACAGCCTTTCCAATACAGGGTTTTTAGGCGATGTCATGCAAGTGGTCAACCGCAACGATGAAACGGATACCACTGCAGATGGCAGGAAGTAATTTAGTTTTCCGGCTGCCTTTGGCCGAAGGCTACATTCGCACAAGAAAATAGTGTTGAAAAAGCACTTATCCCCCTCCCGCCGACGGGCTTTGCATCCCTTTTTTGTGCAAAGGCCAGAGCAGTGCAACCACCGGCACTGCCCAGGCCTGCTGCGGGGGCTGTGGGTGTTGTAGCGATTGCAAGCAGTGCAAGGTTTTGCAAAATAATGCGCAGGAGTTGCACAGCGTTACGGAGCGTCGACGGATTGGCCAGGGGAGTGAGACGCCCAGGGAGTAGGGGCTGCGGCCTGGAAAATCTCCTGCATAAGGGGTTTTCGTTTTCGGAACTGTTCGCGCCAGCTGCGAATTCGGCACTGCGCCGTCCACTTTTAAAACGGCTGTAAGGTCCAGCCTGCTTTGCTTTCCGGTGTTTTCCGGAATTGCACAGCGTCACCAAGAACTTCCTTGCTATCAGCGCCAATGTGCATGGTGTGAAAAACGTCGAAAAGGGACGTCACCTTGGCCATTTTTCAAACGTGGGCTGGGAAAAAGGTAATTTTGGTAAGCGAGGCATAGAAATTGGCTACAGCCCTTGTGGTGCGTGGCCTTCAGTCATTACCTCAAGAGGTAATTTTAGGTAAGAGTTAAGGTAATAATTTCTGAAGTGCCCCATTTTACTGGGTTTGAGGGCCATCAGGGATTACTCATAGGAAAGGTAATTTTCTAACCTCATACTTACCAAATTATTACCCTTGAGGAATTCTCTTAACGCCCCGAGTTTAAAGGCTTCCAGAGGTCTACTCACGCGGCATTACCAAAATTACCTTTTTCCCATGGGTCAACATGAAACGTCGAAATGGCTTTCGCGACCCTGTTCTGCAACCTGGTGCGCAAAAGCCATGGGACTGACATGGGACTGAGATTAAAAATCTCGCTCCTCTGCAGCCCTTATAAATCGGGGGGGCGTGCTCAAAAAAGCGCAAACGGGTAGTTTCGAATCTCTCCTTCACCGCCACATTGAGTAAACACAAACCCCTGATTTTCCTAGAGAAAGTCGGGGGTTTGTGGTTTTTGGTGTCTGGAAAATGGTCATATGGGACCGTTGGTGCTCGGCATCCA